CACCCGCGTCTACAATCCGCCCCCGGCCCCCGGTCCCGGGGACACCCAGGGGGCGCCATGACCTCCATCCCCTACGCCACCCGCCCCCACTGCTCCCGCCGCATCCAGGCCCCGGGCGGCCTCCTGCGGGCGCACAACATCCGTCCCCAGCGGGAGGGGTGGTCCCCGGCCTGCCCGGGCTCAGGAGCCAAGGCCGAGCCCGGCGAGGCCCCCGAGCGGAGCGAGGGGTCCAACCCATGACCCTCTCCGAACGCTTAACCCAGATCCTCGATCTATCCCTCCTCCTCACCACCCCCGGTAAACCCCTGGACGGGGAGGCCCTGTCCCTGCTGGCCGACCTCGGACGAGCGGCCCGGGAGGCCCGGGAAGAGATGGAGAGAGCGGCGCCGGCCCAGAGCCCGGCCGCAGGAGAGGGCTCCGATCCCATTGATTGCGCCATTAACAGCCTGGACAAGGCCATAGCCATCGCCTATGAGCTTTTGATGGGAGAAAAGTTTCCTCCAGGAGGCATCCCGACTAGGACAAAATCGTCACCAGGTATCGACTTGCCCTAGGCCAAGACCACCCAAACAAGGATAAAAACGACATGAAGCCCATAATCCTACTCGCCGCCATGCTGATGTCCTGCGAGGACATCGAGCACTTCACCGATCCCCCCAAGGAGGAGCCCTGCGAAATCGTGGTCCCGCCTATCCCTTCGGACTCCACCCCTCGGGAACTTCCGCCGCCTCCACCCCATCCAGGATGCACCCCGTGACATGACCATCCTCGAACAGGAACCCGCATTCCGGGCAGATGTTGCGGAGAGCCCAGAGGCTCACGGCCTGGGAGGCCAGTAGGCGGCAGGTGGTGGCCAGGTTGCGGGCGTCGGCGCGGCGGACGAGCCAGAGGGGCACCTAGGAGCCCTCGTTAATGGTGAGATTCAGCCAGGGGATGTCGCGGGATTCTGCGGACGCGCCGCAGCGTTGGCAGGTGTATTGGAGTCGGTACTGGCCGTCGCCGCTCACATGGATAACCGCATACTCCCGGCCAACATGCTCCTTGCACGGCCGGAATAGCCGGATAAGCCACTTTTTCACAACGTGCTCATCGGCCGGCGGATCTGCTGCTCCTGCGGTTCTTCCTCGGCAGCCATCAGGAGCGTCATGGCCATAGGCCGCCGGCGCTTCCCCTCCCTGATCTCGCATTCCAGAATCAGCGCCTTTTCGATCAGCTCGATTAGGTGCTCGTCCGGTTCCAGGTTCCGCTTGGCCCTCTCCCAGTCCTGGGGATAGAGCCCGATGCCGCGATTTATTTTTCTTGCCCTCGCCATGTACAAAATATAGCACGTCACGCGTTAAACGACGCGTCAATTCATGGTAATCACGCGTGACTTTGGATAGGTAACGCGTGAGTGGCTGGGTATCCTTGGGACATGCCAGCCGGCCGTCCCTCGGACTACTCCGAAGCCATTGCGGCCGAAATCTGCTCGCGCCTGTCCGAAGGGTTGTCCCTCCGCAAAATCTGCCTCGCCGACGACATGCCGGAAAAGACCACGGTATTCCGCTGGCTTGGAAAACACGAAGAATTCCGCAACCAATACGCGAAGGCCCGCGAGGCCGGCATGGATGCCATGGCCGAGGATTGCCTGGACATCGCCGACGACGGCACCAATGACTTCGGGTTCAAGGAGGGCGACGACGCGGACGGCGAGGGCGCCAAGCCCGTTTTCCTGGCCGAGCACGTCCAACGCTCCCGCCTCCGGGTCGATACCCGGAAATGGCTCATGTCCAAGATGGCGCCCAAGAAGTTCGGGGATGCGACCAGGCTTGAGCATACCGGGGCCGATGGAGCGCCCATCCCATTCGCCGTCACCATCAACCTCGTGAAGCCCCCCGATGGTGCAGCCGGTACAAGTCAAGGCTGATATCCCCGCGGCCTTCGAGTTCCTGTTCCGGCCGTCCCGGTACAAGGTGGCGAAGGGCGGGCGGGGATCCGCCAAGTCCTGGGCATTCGCCCGAGCCCTGATCCTCCGGGCCTTGGAAAAAAAGACCCGCATCCTGTGTGCCCGCGAGATTCAGCACACAATCCGCGACTCCGTCCACAAGCTGCTGGTGGAGCAGATCGACAGCATGGGGCTGCGGCCCTACTTCACCATTACCGAGCACGCCATCACCTGTAACAATGGGTCGGACTTCATCTTCCGCGGCCTGTTCCGCAACGTGGACAGCATCAAGTCCCTGGAGGGCGTGGACATCGTATGGGTGGAGGAGGCGCATAGCGTTTCCAAGGAATCGTGGGACTACCTCATCCCCACCATCCGCGCCGAAGGATCCGAAATCTGGATCACCTTCAACCCCCAGTTCGAGGACGACGAGACCAACCAGCGGTTCGCCGTCAACCCCCCGCCTACTGCTGTCGTCAGGCATGTGAACTTCGATGACAACCCCTGGTTCCCCGAGGTGCTGCGCCAGGAGATGGAAAGCGACAAGGCGCGCGACTATGCGGCCTATGAGCACACCTGGTTGGGACTGGCCAAGGGCGGCGGGAGGCGCGTGTGGCCGAAGTTCGACAAGGAGCACCACGTCAAGGATGTGGACATGGCGTTCATCGGCAAGCAGGGCAATTGCTACATGGCCATGGACCCGCACAGCAAGTATTACCCGTTCGTCGTCTGGGTCGCGGTCCTGCCGAAGAATGACCGCAAGCGTTGGCCCGAGGACTTCCATAAGCACGTCTATGCCGAGTGGCCCACCGTCGAGGAGCTGAAAGCGCCCTATCACGAGGTGCGCAAAAAGATCATGTACATCGGCACGCTGAAAGACGTGTCCCGGGCGTGCTACTCGAAGGACGGCGCCGAGCACGGCATCACCATCCGCCGCCGCCTCGCCGATCCCAGGTACGCCAAGGCCGCCGGGGATTGGAATTGGAGCACCAGCACTGAGGGCTTGGTGGAGCTGTTCGCCAAGGAGGAGAACGGCGGAATGCTCCTCGTTCTCCCAGACATCAAGCGTCTGGACGCCCAGCGCGAGGCCATCCACGCGGACATGCTGTGGAACACGAATGCGGATAAATCCCCGTTCAACGAGCCGTCGTTTAGCGTGTCGCCGAGGTGCAAGAACGTCATTACCGCCTTGATGAATCACCGGCTGGAGGAGGATTCGGACAAGGAGGACGAGCGGTATAAGGACCCTTCGGACGCCCTGCGCATCGCCTTCGCTGGAATATTGCCGTGGGAAGATCCGACGCCCAGAGCCGTACCCAAACATTTCCAATCACCGTATCAACACTCCATGGGGATCGTATGAGCCAGGAAAAGCGCAGCTACTTCACCGAGACCAAGACCTTCCCCACCGGGTACGCCAATAGCGACCTCGGGCCGGCGATGCACAAGTACATCAACGAGTACGCTGCCGAATCCAAGGCGCGCTTACTTCAAGTCATCCCGCTCGCCAAAGAGTCCTACGTGTTCATCTGGGTCAACCAGTGAGAGAGACCAAAGAGGAGAAGGCCAAGCGCGAGCGGTATTCCGCTATTTCTCAGGCATTCAAAGAGAAAAAAGAGCGGTACATCGGCCATTGGGATCCGATCTACAAGGATTGCAAGGCCCGCAAGGAATTTGCCCTCCTCGGAAAGCAGCTCGACAACGCCGAGCGCAAGCGGTACGGGCTAAGATACCCGCTGGAGCCGAATCTTCTCCTCACCTACGTCAACCACGAGGCCAACCGTACCCTGCAAACGGATTATCTGGGCAAGGTGACGCCGAACGGCGGCGGCGCGACCATCGAGCGCGCCAGGGCGCGGCAGGACGTGCTCCGCGGCATTCAGCGCATGGGGAATGCGTCCAGCGTGTTCAACTACGCCAGGCGGGATCAGGTGGCGTCCGGCATGGCCTACGCAATGGCGGTGGTGGATTACACGCCCAAGCGCGGCTTCGGAAAGACCATCCAGTACGAGTACATGCGGGAGACGTTCAACGTCTTCCCGGACATCTCCGCGGTGGAAAACACCCTGTGCGACATGCGGGATTTTCTCATCCGGAAGAAGGTCCAGAAAAACCAGTGGAAAAAGGAGACCGGCCAGGACCCGACCGATTGGGGATCGGTAAAGGAAAAGGAGTTGTGGTACTACTGGGTCCGCGAGGACTTGGAGGAGCAAGAGTTCCTGATGGAGGATGGTACTACCAAGCTCGATAGCGAGTTGAACAAGGATTATTCCCGGGTCAAGAAGGACGAATCCGGCGAGAATCTGGCGAAGCCCTACACGGATATCCGCTGGCGCTGGTACAAAATCACCCAAGACTGCGAAGTCATCGACGAGGAGGATTGGCTGGGGGTGTACCCTCCGCTGGTTGCCTGTACCGGGCGTCGGGTGGTGGACGAGAACCGCACCCATTACCAGAGCATGACGCTTTTCGCCGAGGAGCCGCAGAAGGTTTATACGGTCCTCGAAAACATCATCGCCCTGCGCTTGGCTAGGTCGCCCTATAGCAAGTGGAAAATCCCCTTCGAGTCCATTGATGTGAAGCAGCTCTTGGAGTTGCGCGCCGCCTCGGTGGTTGGCGATCAGGACATCCTCTACAAGTCTCTTACCACGGATGGAAATACCATTCCGGCTCCTGAGGAGATAGAGCCGCACGTCCTGGATGCGATGTTGGTTGAGTTGCAGCGGGAGCAGGAAAAGAAGATTCAGAAGATTTTCGGCATCTTCGACGCCAACTTGGGGAATAAGTCAAACGAGCAGTCCGGCGTGGCCATTGAGCAGCGGCGCCGCGGGGGCGAAACCTCCAACTATGACTTCGAGTACAACTTTACCGAGTTCGTAGAGCAGATTACCCGCGTCATCTTGGACCTCATTCCCAGGTATCTCTCGGCCCCGCAACAGGTGGCCTTTGTGGACCCGGAGGATAATGCCGCCATCGATTGGATCAACACCAACGGCAACAATACCCTGAACCCGGATGAGGAGTACGCGCTGGCCATAGAGGCCACGCCGATCAGCAAGACCGCCCGCCAAGAGGAAGCGGAAATGTTGATGAACATCGCCAAGGTGAGCCCCATTGTGGCGCAAAATGCCAAGGTGATGGCCCTGGTGGTGAAGGCCCAGCCAGGCCGCTACTCGGCGCAGATTGCGGACATCCTGGCCGGCACGAATCCGGAGATTGAGCAGGCCAAGGCGATGATCACCGACCTCCAGGGCCAGCTCCAGGCCGCGGAGCAGAAGAGCGCGCAGGATGACATGGCCATCGCCGGCCTCAAGCAGACGGTGACCTTCCTCAAGCAACAGCAAACCAACCTGAAGCAGCTTGCGAGCCTGGAAGGGAATACCGAGGCCATGCGGCTGAAGCTGGAGGAGGCCGCCCTGGCGCTGGACGCGCAAATCCGAGAAGGGGAATTGCAGCTCAAGGCCATGGACAGCGAGAGCAAGCGGATGACGGCCGAGGCGAGCATGATTTCCGCCGTGGACAAAGCCAGCCGGCCGGACCCGAAGCCGAAGGAACCGGGGAAGCCAGCGTGACCCCTTTGGGCTTGGCATTGCTGGCCATCATGCGCGAGCAAGACATGGCCCCCAAGCAGGTGGCCGCGCTCCTCGGGCGCAGCCGCCGAACCTTTTACCGCCTGCTCGACGGCACGGCCGGCCCTTCGGCGATTGCCCGGGTAACCGTCGTGTTCCCCTCACTGGCACACATTGGCACACCTCAACAAAACAACGAATAGGAGCGACCATGTACGCTTATAGCATGAACTTCAGAATCCTGCGCGATCCCGGGTCCGAAGGTGGCGGCGGTGCCGCTCCTGGCGGTGCTGCTGGCGCGCAGGGTGGCACCGGAGCTGCCGCAGGCGGCCAGGGCGCTGGACAGGCGGCCGGCCAGGGTTCCGCAGCCCCCGAGTACCTGAGCAAAGCCGACTTCGAGTCCTTCCGGAACGAGCTGACCAGCCACCTTTCCCGCCTCTCCCGGCCCGAGCCCAGCGAAGGCCGCAGCAGCGGCGGCGACAAGGGCAAGCAGGGCGATCCCAAGTTCCCCGAACTCGCTGACTTCGATTTCAAGAAGCCCGGCGAGATCCAGCGGTACGAGGACGCCAAAGCCGATTACTACGAGTGGCGCCGCGAGCAGAAGAGCGCGGAGAGAGACCGCGAGAAGTCCGAGAAGGAAGCTCCGCAGCGCGCCGCCCGCGAGCACGCCGGCCGCCTCAAGGAATACCGCAAGGAAAACCCCGACTTCGACGCCGACATGTCGAAGGCCGGCGGCATCCACGTCCTGAACGAGGTGCAGACCGCGATCTACTCCTCGAAGAACTCGCCGGCCATCGTCCACTACCTGGCCAAGAACAAGAGCGAGGCGCAGGAACTCAACTTCATCGCCGAGTCGGAAGGCATGGACGCCGTGCGCGAGCGCCTGGGCGAAATCGCCGCCACCATCCGCGCCGAGAAGCAATTGGCCGAGGCCAACGCCAAAGCCGCCAAGGACCGCCCCCCGCGCCAGAGCATGCGCGGGCCAGTGGCCGACAGCAAAAACAACCCCTCCAAAGAGGAACGATACAGGCGCTATCAAGACGCCTGAAGGAGTTGATCAATGGCTGATGTCGCAGTATATACCGACCTGGTCGCACAAACCGGCGTGGATGCCCTGATCTCGGAGGAGCCCGTCCTCCAGATCATGGACAAGAGCATCGCCAAGGAGTACGAGCAGAAGAAGTACCAGACCGGCGACACCGTCCGCATCCGCATCGAGGACCAACCCAAGATGCCGACGCAGAGCAACGTCCTCAACCTAGACCCCATCGTCCAGAGCCAGATCGACGTGACCGTGCTCCAGTGGAATACCGGATTCGAGATGTCCGGCCTGGAGGAGGCCTACTACCTGGGCGGCGAGGAGCGGGTCAAAAGCAAGATCCTGATCCCCCGCCTCAAGACCATGGCCACGCAGGCCGCCGTGCTCTGCTATGATGAGCTGTGCACCTGCCCCGGCTTCTTCGGCACCCCCGGCACCGCGCCCAAGTCCGCGACGGATTGGGGCTACGGCCAGGCGGCTCTCGATGACCAGCTCGCGGGCGGCACCGGATACTACGCCATCATGGATAACCTGACCATGGTGGAAACGGCCGGCGACCTGGCAACCCGGTTCAACCCGACCACGGACAGCGCGACCGCCTACATGAAGGGCCGCGTCCAGATGGCCATGAACATGAGCTTTTTCCAGACCTCCAACTTGCCGACGCACACCAACGGCACGGCGGTCGGAAACGGGACTTCCGGCATGGTCATCGCCTCGGCTCCGGCCACGGGGGCAACATCCATTTCCGTGTCGGGTGGCACGGCGAACGGCACCATCACCGAGAACTCGGTCATCTCCATCGCCGGGGTGTACGAGATCCAGCCGCACACCAAGCGCACCCTCCCCCGCCTGCGCACCTTTACCGTGACCTCCACCGCGACCCTGAACGGCAGCGGCGCCGGCACCATCAACGTGTTCCCGGCCATCTACGGCCCGGAGAATCCGAAGCTTCAGACCTGCTCGGCCCTGCCGGCCATCACCACGGGGTTCGTGAAGGTGTACGGCGAGGCATCCGCGACCTACCAGCAGGGTCTCGTGATGAAGAAGAACAGCGCCACCTTCGTGGGCCTGTCCCTGCCGGATCTGGTCATGCAGAAGGTGTCCGTCGCCGACTACGAGGGCGTGGAGGTGAAGGCATCCGCCGGATCCGACTTCGTGAACTACATCAACCAGGTGCGCGCGGATATCCTCGTCGCCGCGAAGATCCGCCAGTGGCGCCACCAGTACCGCTATTTCGCCCGCAGGATCGGGTAAGGGGAGCATATGCCGACAGCAACCATCACCAACACCCGCGAAATCCTTCCCGTAGGGGCGACCCCCGCCGCGGGCGTGGGATACTACACCCTGAACATCCCGGTCCAGCTCACGGCCATGACCACCTCCGCGGCCGATCTGATCACCGGCTTGGTGCTGGGCCACAAGGGCAAGATCGTCTCCATGCAGTTCCACACCACCGTGCTCGGCACCGGATCCGGCGCCTCGCAGGTGTTGAACCTGGAGATCGGGTCCACGGACGTGACCGGCGGCGTGCTGACGCTGACGCTGGCCACCACCACGCCGCTCGGCAACCGCATCGCGGCCACGGCGATCACGGCGAACAACGAGTTCACGGCCACCGATACCCTCTCTCTGGAGGTGGCGGCGAGCGGAACCGTGTTCACGGCCGGCGCGGGCGTGATCTCCATCGTCATCCAGAATACCCAGGTCTAAAGCCTAAAGGAGTTCTTTCATGACTTGGACATGGGCGGAACTCTTCTCGCGCGCCCTTGTCCGGTCTGGACTCTTGGGGCGCGGCCAGATTGCCGGCGCGGATCTCTACACGGAGGCCCGCGACGAAACCGATCTGATGCTGGACGAGTGGGACGGGCAAGGGGTTGCCTTGCCGGCCGTCGAGACGACGATCCAATTCAACACAGTTTCGAATCAGGCGCTTTACTACCTCGGGGAAGGTTCGCAGACGGAGGCTTTCGGCGTCCGGCCGGAATCCATCATCACGGCTACCTGCACCATCACCACCAATCCCGACGTGAACGCACAAATGGTGGAGATGGATTTTCGGGAGTACACGATCATCCCTGTTCCCTCGACCTCCGGGGTGCCGTGGAATTACGCGGTCAATCCGACGTGGCCGCAGATGCAGCTCTACCTCTATCCCACGCCCGCCCAGGTGTACCCCGTGACCTTCAATTGCAAGGTGAAGTGGCGCGATACCCTGGGTGGAGACCCGACGCTGAACCCCTTCCAGGTGGCTGAGGTCAACAGCGGATATGCTTCGGCAATCGTGGACAATTTGGCGCTTCGCTTGGCGCAAAAGTACCGCCTGGAGACATCCACGCTCGAAAACCGCGCCTATGCCTCGCGCTATACCATGGCCATGCAGGTAGCGCAACAGCAGCGGGACATGACCCAGAAGATCCCGCGCGGGATCTTCTCCAATAACATCCTGGTGTCCGGGGTGAACCCGTGAAGTCCCTCGACGTGCCCATCATCGGAGATTCGAAGGACGCCCCCCAGGACGATCCGGAGTACACGCTGAACCTGTACGGGGAACAGGTGTCCGACGAGGTGTACACCCTGAAGCCCACCCCGGGATCGGAGCTGTACGGGCAATTCGCCGTGGGTGGTGGTGGGCGGGGACTCGTAACCGTGGGCGGCCGGCTGTTCGGCGTTCGTGGGGCCTACTTCCAGGAGATGATCGACGGGGAGCCGCTGGTCCGCGGCAGCCTCCTGACCAATTCCGCCGCCAAGGTGGCGATGGTGTACCATCTTCCGCCCAATGGGAACGGGCAGATCCTCATTGTGGACGAAACCAATGGGTACGTCTTTGAGTTGGCCACCAACACCTTTACCGTGCTGGCCCCTCCCGCATCGCCGGAGGATGACGGGTTCGTGGGGGGTGGTTGCCAAGCCACCTATTGCGCCGGCCGCGCGCTGGTGTTCATCCCGGGAAACCGCGTGATTCGCTGTTCGGAGGTGAATGATTTCCTGATTTGGCCCGGCCTCGGAACTGCGACCGCGGAAAGCTTGGCCACGCCTTTGAAGGCCATCGCCTCAAATGGAAACCTGTTCTACGCCTTCTCCGATGACGGGTTCGAGGTCTGGCAGTTCCAGGACGCGGATCAGTTCCCCTTCGCCCCCATCCTCTCCGGGGACAAGATCGGCATCCTCGCCCCGCAATCCCTGCTGTTCATCGAACGGTTTGCCTATTGGCTGGGCCGGACGGACACTGGCGAGGGCGTGGTCTATCGCCATTCCGGCGGCGGGCAGCCCGAGCGCATCTCGACCCATGCCTACGAGCGGCGGATCGCGGACCTCTCCACCCCTTCGGACGCCATTGGCTGCACGTACAACAGCCTGGGCCATACCTTCTACCTGCTCAACTTCCGAGCCGGGAATAAAACGTTCTGCTGGGACAAAGCCACGAGCCTTTGGCATGACCGCGCCGTGCGTGAGCCGGTGAGCGGCAACCTGTCGGGCCTCCCTTGGGTCGCCACCGTGGTTTTTGAGGGGGAAATCCTCGCCATCGGCTACCAGAGCGGACAAGTCCTCCACATCGATGACGAGCTGTTCACCGACACCGGCAACCCGATTCTCCGGGAGCGCATTCTGACCGTGATCCCCAAAGAGGGAGACTGGCTCACGTACTACCAGAGCGCGGAGCTATTCGGGACCGTGGGGAATACCCCCGTGGGCCAGCAGGTTCCCAACATCATGATGAAGTACTCGACCGACCGGGGCATGACCTGGAGCCTGGAGCGGTGGCAATCCACGGGCGGGAATCACAGCTACGGCACGCGCACCCGCTGGGTGGGTCTCGGGGCCGCCTTCGGGCTCGCCCTGTGGTTCCGCGTGGTCTCCAGCCACTTCATTTCCTGGCGCATGGTCCGGGTGTATGCGGAGTAAGGTATGCCGATAGGGAAGCTTCTCGGAAATCTGGCCAGTGGGGCCACCGACTTTTTCACCGCAGGTGCGCAGGCGGATGCGCAGCGCAAGGGATTGCGTAATGCGCGCAGCGACCTGAACGCTGGTTATTCGGAGGCCCAGGGCTTCCAGCGTCCGATCTACGATACGGGCGTGAAGAACTACACCAACCTCTCTGACGCCTACGGGCGCGGGGAGTTCGACCCTGGGAGGCAAACGCCCTTCCAGTTCGACCCGCAATCCGTATTCCAGGATCCGGAGTACCAAGCCAGCATGCGGGCCGGCACCAGCGCCATCAACAGCGGCGCGGCCGGCCGGGGGATGCTGTATTCCGGGAACACCCTCGCGGACCTGAGCCGCTTCGGCCAGGACACCTTCGCCCGCCGGTCCGATGCGCTGTATGACCGCGGGTTCACCGCTCACAACACGGCGTTCAATCAGAACCTCCAGCGCGGGAACATGCTGTTTGGCCAGGGGATGGACTTGGCGCGGCCCGGATTCGCCGCGGCCGGCAACCTGTCGAACCTGGCCACGAGCCGCGGATCCGACCTGGCCAACATCAACATGGGCATGGCCAACGTCCGGGCCGGCGAGCTGGGGCGCAAAGCCTCGGCGGCCGGCGGCCTATTCGGCGATCTGGGCGAGGGGTGGGACCAGTACCTGGGTCGCGCCAAAACCCTTTCCAGCCTCAACGGGTCCGAAAACTGGATCGGCAACGCCCATAAGCGGGCCATGGGGGTTCTTTGATGGCCTTCCGACCGGAGCTTGTGGACCTACTGGACCCCCGGGGATTCGCCCGGACCAAGTCCTATGCGGACCTCCTGGACGCCTCCAGCGTGCGGCGGTCTCGCGACCTCCAGAGCGATTACGACGAGGCCAGCGCCGAGGATCGCCTGGCCGGCCTCCGCGGGCAGAACCGCGCCCGGGACGTCCAGACCGATTACGAGACCCAGACGCTCCCCAGCCGGGTCTCCAAGGTGCGGGATGAGGCCGCGGCATCCACCCGATCCCGCAACTTCTATGAGAGCTTGCCGCCCTGGATGGCGCAGCCCGCGGCCCCGGCCCTGCCCCCGCAGTACGGCCCGCAGCCCGAGGCGCCGGCCGAGCCCAACCTTCCGCCATTTTACCTACGGCCGAACGCCCAGCGGACACCCGCATCCGGACCTGTCCCTGGGCGTGACGAGATGCTGTACGAGGCCATGCGCTCCGGCGCCCTGGGGCCGCAAGCTTATTTCCAGGCGACCCAGCCGCCGGAGCCGGCGAAGGCCGAGCCGCCTAAGTTCGAGACCGGGGAGGACCAATATTCCCACGTCTGGAACCCGGTGACGAAGCAGTGGGACAAGACCAACCTGCGGATGCCGAAGGCGGCAGATACCCGTTCGGATGCCCTGCGGCAAAGGGCCGAGGAAAAGGTACTGGATCGAGTCGCCAAGTACCGCAAGGAGACGGAATCCCAGCGGGACGCCGGAACCCATCTGAACGCCGTGGATTCCATCCTCAAGGGGATCGGCATTGCGGGCATCTACGGCGATCCGAACAAGGTGGATATCCCCGGCTTCGGCGTGGGGGAAAAAGCCTTCCGCCGCTTCGCCCAGGGGGATACCGGGGTGCGCCTGCGCTCCTCCGTGTCGGCCCTATACAACGCCTATCGGAACGGCCTGTTTGGGTCGGCTCTCACCGAGGGGGAGGTGAAGGCGTTCGAGGACTTCGCCGGCGACGGATACACCTCCAACCAGGCCGCCCTATTCGCGGGCTTGCAGGGCATCGCCCGCGCCTTGGACCAGCGCCTCCGGCCGGAAACCCCGGACCTGGAGGGGCCGCTGGATGAGGCGGGGATCATGTACTACAAGGGCCTCCCCAAGGCCCCAGAGGCCAAGCCGGCGACCGGCTGGACCGCCGACAAGCAGAAGCGGCTAGAGGAGCTGCGCGCCAAGAAGGCGGCAGGGACTCTGAAATGAGCGGACTCACGGAAGCGGAGGAGCTGGAGTTGCTGGAGCTGGAGGCCGAGGAGGTCTCCCAGGCGAAGCCGGAAACGACCGTAGCGCCCTCCCATGAGGCCAAGGGGCTGCTTCGGCGTGGCCTGGAGACCGCCTCGCGTTGGTTAGACCGGCTTGGGCCGGCGCCCATTCGGGCAACCGCTGGGGCCATCCAGAAGGACCAGCCTATCCTCCCCGCAGTCCTCCAGGCCGTCAAGGAGCCCGAATCCGCCCCAACCGGCGCCGAGGTCGCCGCTGGCTTTGGCGCGTCCACGCAGCCAGAAACCACGGCGATCCAACCCCTGTCCCCCATGGACGTCTTTGAGCAAGCCACTATCGCCCGATCCCAGGGGCTTCCGCCCGATCTGGAGAAGATGGTCACCAGCAGCCATGCGGAGCGCCTGGGCGGCCTGATTGACTTTGCACTGCCTACCCCCCTTGACCTGGCTTTCGGGGCTGGGAAGTACGCCAGGGGGGCTGGGAAGCTGCTGGAGCATGGGGCGACCCGGATGGGCTCCGGCATCACCGGAAAGAGCGTGGAGGCCCTGAAAACCGCATCCACGGGTTCAGGCCGGCAGGCGCTCCATACCGCCGCCGCGGGCGAGGGGGATCTGGCTCGGGCCCTGGTGGAGGCGGCCGACAACCCCGCCAAGTTCATGCCCGAGGGCAAGCGGGTTACGGAGGCGTTGGGGAAGGCGCAGGCCATCGACATCCGCCCGACCCTAGCGGCCTTCGATGAGGCCATGCCGCCCCTCCGCGGCCCTATGGAAGCCTCTACGCCGGGGCAGCTCGGGGTCCGGGAGAAGCTGCAAGCCTACAAGACCGCCCTCCAGGGGAAGGCGGATAAGGGATACCTGATCCCGGCTGCGGACTTTAAGAAGCTGCGCGAGGCCCTAGACCAGGACATTGATTTCAACGCCCCGGATTACGCCTCCATCAAAGGCGCCCTGAAAAAGCCGCGGGACCAGATGCGGCAAGCCCTGGTGGAAGCGGCCGGGCCGGAGTACGCCGAGGACATGGCGGCCTGGGCGAAGAAGATCGATGCCTTCGAGGAGCTGAATCACCGCCTTGGCAAGGTGCCGTCGAACCGCCTGAATCGGGCTGAAACCATCCTCCGCAGCCCGCAGAAGGAGGGCAATCAAGACCTGATTGCCGCCATTGACGAAATCACGGGCGGGTCATTTTCCCCGCAGTCCAAGACCGCGCGCTTAGCCTCGGAGTTCACGCGCAAGGCGTCTACGGGGGATCCGATAGACCCGGAAAAGGTGGGATTGCCCCTGTTTTTCGAAGGTGGCGGTCCCTGGCGCGCCCTGTATTCGCCGGCCATGTTTACGAAAGTTGCCAATCCTGCCGCCCGAATCCTTCCGCCCGCTATCCAGCTCGCGCTCGAAGCTGCCGCCGTCACGGAGCGCGCAGGGCGAAACTCCGAAGACAACCTTCCGCCCTATCTGAGGAGGCCGTAACGTGCCCGTCCTGATGCCCTCCCCCGTCTTCCGCTGGTTCGTCCCGGCTCAGAACGGCACCGGGCTTGTCCCGGCCGCCGGCTACAAGGCCAAGTTCTATTCCGCCGGCACGGACATCGCCAAGACCATCTACGAGCTGGACGATACCCCCTATCCCACGCCCAGCAACGAGGCCGAGCTGAACGCCGAGGGCTTCGCGGGGATTAAGCTGGGGCCAGGCTCCTATAAGCTGGTGGTCACCGATCCGGATGACGCGGAGGTGTACACCCAGGACAACATCAACGGCGACGGCACCTTTGGGACCGGCTTTGTGGAAACAGTCATGCCGCAGGACCCGGCCCCGGACTTCGGGCCGAATGGCCTCGCCCAGGTGGACCCGGCGGCGAACAAGTTCACGTGGTGCGGCGGGTACTGGGCCATCGGCGACGGGGGGCATGGGTTCTTCTGGAACGAGACCTCCTCGGACCCTGACGATGGCGGGTACGTCATCGCCTCGGACATCGACCCCACCAAGCGGTGGTTCCGCGAGCCGGACGAGGACGGCCAGGTCCGCGTCGCGTCCTTCGGCTACGTGGGCACCCGGGCCGAGGACCTGACCGACGAGCTGCTGGGCGCGGCCGGCTACTGCCAGGCCAATGACAAGACCCTCCGCATCGGTCCCGGGTCCGCCGCCACCTTCGGGGTGAGTGGGCAGACCTACAACTTCTACACCCTGGTGGGCGGGATTCACTTCGAGCCGGGCGCCATGATCACCGGCAATGCCGGGGTGACGGCCCTCCGGCTGTGGGGCCCCATCTCCGGGCCTCCCTCGCAGATTTTCACGGACATCCCCATCCAGATCATGACCTCGCAGGTCTTGCAGAACCCGGAGTGGTTCGGTGCCTCACGGACCGCCGATGACAACACCGCGGCGCTGAACGATTGGTTCGGGTGCTTCGGG